GGTGACGGAACAAACTGGTATGTTTTCGGACTTGGTACTTCTGCTGGTGCAATTACTTTAACCGTAGTATAAATAAAATAAAAAACTAAATAAAAATGGAAAAAATTAACCTATCAACTACTCAAAGTATTACAACTACGTATGCTGGTGAGTTCGCTGGAAAATATATCGCTGCTGCTTTGTTAAGCGCTCCAACCTTGGAGAAAAATGGTATTACAATATACCCGAATGTAAAGTACAAACAAGTAATTAAAAGAGTTGCAACTGATGACATTATCAAAAACGCTACTTGTGATTTTGACCCTACTTCTACAGTAACTTTAACTGAAAGAATTCTTCAACCTGAATCTTTTCAAGTTAACTTACAATTGTGTAAAAGTGATTTTAGACAAGACTGGGACGCTATTCAAATGGGATATTCTGCATTCGACGTTTTGCCGAAGTCTTTTGCTGATTTCTTAATCGCTCACGCTGCTGAAAAAGTTGCTGCTGGAATGGAAACTTCAATTTGGAGAGGTGTTAACGCAACGGCTGGACAGTTCGCTGGTATTATGACACAATTAACTACTGATGCTGCTTTACCAGCTGCTCAAGAAATTGCGGGTACTACTGTTGACGCTACTAACGTAGTTGCTCAATTAGGTTCTATCGTTGACGCTTTGCCAGCTGCTTTGTACGGTAAAGAAGATTTAACTCTTTATGTTTCTAATAACATTTATAGAGCTTACGTTCGTGCTTTAGGTGGCTTCGCTGCTTCAGGTCAAGGCGCTAACGGTTATGACAACAAAGGAAACAACCAAGTATTGAATGACTTGTATTTTGACGGTGTTAAAATATTCTTAGCTAACGGACTTGCTTCAAACACTGCTTTACTTTCTCAAACTTCTAACTTATACTTTGCGACTGGTTTAATGAATGACATGAACGAAGTTAAAGTTATTGATATGGGAGATATAGACGGTTCGCAAAATGTACGTGTAGTAATGAGATTTACTGCTGATGCGAAATACGGTTTTGCTTCTGACTTAGTTACTTACGGAATCGTTAACTCGGCTAACTAAAAAACATAAACTATAATAAAGGGTGGTGCAATATACACCACCTTTTTTTTTGTTAAACTTTAAAAAATAAATAAAATGAGTTGTGATATAACAAACGGTCGAATAGAACAATGTAAAGACTCGGTTTCAGGATTGAAAGCGATTTACTTTATAAACTACGATGACTTAAACCCCGATAGCGTTACGTATGTTTCAGGAACTGACGAAATTAATGACTGGACGCCAATTAATGCTGGTGCTTTACAATTGTATAAATACGAATTAAAAGGTGCTAATAGTTTTGAAACTACAATTAATTCAAGCCGCGATAACGGTACTACTTTCTTTCAACAAACACTTACTATTCAATTAAAAAGACAAGACGTTACAACGCATAAAAACGTTAAACTTTTGGCTTATGGTAGACCAAGAATTGTAGTTAGAACAATGACTGACCAATTCTTCTTGATGGGCTTAACGCAGGGCGCTGACGTGACAGCTGGGACCGTTTCTTCGGGATCTGCCCTTGGCGATTTTAACGGATATAATTTAACATTTGAAGCTATGGAAGTTTCGCCTGCTAATTTCCTTGATGTTTCAACTGAAGCACAATTGAAAACTTTGTTTGAAGATGGCGCTGGAGTAGACGCACAAATAGTTACTGCATAATTTCTTTCTTCTATATACTTGCGCAAAAGACACTTACTTCGGTAGGTGTTTTTTGTTTAAGGACAAAATCGACCTTTAATCGTTTATAATATATGATTATTCTAACTACTTCGACAAATGACCAAGACTTTGTGTTTATACCACGAAGTAAAGTTTTTGATTATGTAGCAATTACGGACGATCAAACGAACGTAACAACTGAAATAACGGGTTACACTTACACACAAGGGGAATATTACGATACGTTTGAAGCTGAATTTAATTTAGTAGAAAATCATTTTTACGATTTGGTATTTATTAACGGTGCTACGGTAGTTTATAAGGATAGAATATTTTGTACTAATCAAAGTGTTTCGAGTTTTTCAGTAAACAAAAACCAATATACTGCTAATAGTACCACAAATGAATTTATAGTTTATGAGTAATATACACGTTTTAGAATTAAGTTCTTATACAACGCCAGTAATTCAAGAGTCGAAAAGAGATGCTTGGGTTGAGTTTGGCGAGGATAACAATTACTTTCAGTTTATTATTGATAGGTACGTTAATTCAACTACTAATAGCTCGGTAATAAACAATGTAAGTCGTTTAATTTACGGTCGTGGGTTGAGTGCGTTAGATGCAAGTAAAAAGCCTAATGAGTACGCTCAAATGATGGCTTTATTTCATGCTGATTGTATTCGTAAAATAGTACTGGATAGAAAAATGTTTGGTCAATTTGCAATGCAAATACATTACTCACAAGACCACAAAAGAATTTTAAAGGCTTATCATATACCAGTTAATTTATTACGTGCAGAAAAGTGCAATAAAGACGGAGAAATAGAAGGTTATTATTATTCAGATAATTGGTTGGACGTTAAGAAATACGCACCTAAAAGAATACCAGCTTTCGGATATTCAAATGAACAAATAGAAATACTTTATTCTAAGCCGTACGCGGTGGGAATGAAATACTACGCTTTGCCTGATTATCAGGGAGGGTTACCTTATGCAAAGTTAGAAGAAGAAATTGCTGATTATTTAATTAACGAAGTTCAAAAAGGCTTCGCTGGACGGGTTGTAATTAACTTTAATAACGGGGTACCAACTGAAGAACAACAACAAATTATTACTGGAAAAGTAAAAAGCCAATTAACGGGACCACGTGGTGAAAAGGTAATTATAGGATTTAATAATAACCAAGAAAGCAAAACAACGGTTGACACAATGCCCGTTAACGATGCTCCAGACTTGTATAATTCATTAAGTGAGGAATGCGTAAAGAAAATTATGTTAGCGCATAACGTTACTTCGCCACTTCTTTTCGGTTTAGGTTCGGCAAATGGTTTTAGTTCGAATGCTGATGAATTACGCAACGCCCAAGTGTTATTTGAAAACATGGTTGTAAAACCTATTCAAGATCAAATTATAGATTCATTTGAAACTATTCTACATTATAACGGAATTACTTTAAAGATGTATTTTGAAACGTTAAACCCGCTGGATTCGGCTGGAGATTTAACAACTAATAGCGATAAGAAACGTTTATTAGATTCAATAAATAATTTAAGTCCTTTAGTAGCGAATAAAGTAATTGAAACGTTAACGGCTAACGAAATTCGTAGTATTGTAGGTTTACCCCCTGAACAAGGCGGTAACGATTTAGCGCCTGAACTATTAAGCAAAGATTTTAAGATAGCTGAAGCGTTAATTAATTTAGGCGAAGACGAACCCGAAAATTCGATTCTAATAGACGAATACGAAGTAGATTATGATTCGGACGACAAAGAGAATGAAACGCTTTCTAAAGAGCCTAAACAATCGTTTTTAAGCAAAATAGTAAACTTAGTTTCAACTGGCGATAATAGACCTAATATTTCAAGTAAGCAAGACGAAGTAATTGAAGGTATTAAATTCATAACTCGATACGTTTACGCTGGTGCTAAAGATGCCGAACGTGAATTTTGTCGTGAAATGATGGCGGCGAATAAGATTTACCGTAAAGAAGACATTATAAAGATGGGTTCGCAAGTAGTAAATGAAGGTTGGGGACCTCGAGGTGCAGATACGTATTCTATTTGGTTTTATAAAGGCGGTGGAAATTGTCACCACCGCTGGAATAAAAGGGTTTACGCTACATTTAGCGGTAAAGCAATAGATGTTAATAGCAAAGAATTAAAACAAGTTGCGGTAAAGAAAGCCGAAAAACTTGGATACGTTGTAAAGAATTCGGAGTTAGTAAGTAAGCGCCCTGTTGATATGCCTAATTATGGTTTTTTACCAAGCAATCCGCAACCTAAACGAGAAATAACACGATAATGGCAGAAGCACTTTTAATTACAAGAAACGACGTTGTTAAGTTCACTGCAATGAATGGCAACGTGGACACTGACAATTTCATTCAGTACGTCAAAATAGCGCAAGACATTCACATACAAAATTACTTGGGTACTGATTTACTTGAAAAATTAAAGTCTGAAATTATTTTAGCGGCTTCAGGAATACCGACAGCAATTACAATAAGCAACCAAGGAACGGGATACACTACGGGAACTGCTATAAATACAACAAGCGCAACGGGTACGGGCTTAAAATTAAATATTACGGAGGCTGGTGGTTTAATTACGGCAGCTACAATTAACACGGCTGGCACGGGTTACACGGTAGGAAATACGGCAACGGTAACGGGCGGCACAAATGGAGCGGTTACAATAAGTTCAATTTACACAATACCAACTGATTATAATAACCTTTTAGTTACGTATGTAAAGCCTATGCTTATACACTGGGCAATGGTTGAATATTTACCCTTTGCGGCTTACACAATAGCAAACAAAGGGGTATATAAACACAATTCGGAAAACGCTACTAATGTAGAAAAGGTAGAAATTGACTTCTTAATAGAAAAAGAGCGTTCTATTGCACAACACTATACTGAAAGATTCATTGATTATATATCATTTAATAACGATTTATTTCCTGAATATAATAGTAATTCAAATGGTGATATGTATCCCGATACAAACAATAATTATACTGGCTGGTATTTATGAAGAACTACAAACCAAAAGACGAAAACATAAAAAAATTATTAACCTATTTAAGTAAGCAAAATGGCAAACGTAAAGATAAGTCAATTAACGGCGAAAGGAAGTAATTTAGAAGCTTCAGATAGGCTGGCAATTGCACAAGACACGGGCGGCGGTACATTCGCAAGTAAGTATGTAACGGGTGCTGAAGTACGGAATAGAGCAAGAGCAACGCACACAAGCCAACACACGTTAGTTTTAAGCGATGCGAATAAGGTAGTTGAACTAAACTTTTCAGGTGGTAATAATTTAATAGTTCCTACAAATGCAAGCGTAGGTTTTCCGAGCGGTACGATAATAACTTTGGCACAATACGGAGCTGGACAAGTTACTATTATAGGAGATACGGGAGTAACTTTGAGAAGCAGTGGCGGTAAAAACAAAACTACTGCTCAATATTCGGTTGCTACTTTATACAAAAGAGACACAAACGAATGGTATTTATACGGTGATTTAACTACTTAAAAATGGCAAATGCAAATGGATGGGGCGACGGTGCTTCAAATAATACAATAGGTTGGGGGCAAGGTGCAAATAATGCAATAGGTTGGGGTGATATTCATGCAGATAGTTGGGCGGGTTTAACGGATATTGTAGGTATTACAACAGACCCTGACGCACAAGCATTCATAACAGCCGCTTCAATAACAGACACTACTCAACAAGGTGCAATAAATACTTTGGTAACTGACTTAAAAGGTTATTCACTTTGGACAAAGTTCAAAGCAATTTATCCAATAGTTGGTGGTACTGCTGCAAGTCACAAATGGAATTTAAAAGACCCAAGAGATTTAGATGCTGCATTCAGATTGACTTTTGCAACTGGGTGGACACATTCAAGTACAGGGATGACGCCTAATGGTTCAAGTGCTTATGCCAATACTTTTTTAAACCCAAGTTCTGCTTTAACATTAAATTCAACTCATTTAAGTTTCTATTCAAGAACTAATGTTTCAGCAGTTCAAAGAGAAATAGCAATATATCAAGCTGGAGATAATCCAACCATGGCATTAGGAACAACTGTAGGAGCTGAAATATCTGACCATTATAATTATAATCAAAGAATATCTGCTTCAATAGCTGCTTCAACTGGTTTTTATATAAGTGCAAGAACAACAAGTACAAATCATAAATTATATAAAAATAATACTACGTTAGGAACAAACACAAGTACGAATGTAAATTCTTTGCCAAATGGTAATTTATTTATAGGGGCTTCAAATAATACAACACTTGGTGTAATAAGTTCTTATTCAACTAAACAATGCGCCTTTGCTTCAATAGGTGACGGCTTAACAGATACGGATGCAGCTAACTTTTACACAGCTGTTCAAGCATATCAAACAACTTTAAGTAGACAAGTATAATGGAAGGTAGAATAGTAACAAACCAACAAGCAGAAGAATTACAAGGAGTATTCTTTGATTCAGATACATTCTTTAACTTTGTTCAAGATATTAATGATGTATATTTTTTATTCTTAAGTGAACAGGATGAGGCAGATATTAAGCCAACTGAATATGCATATTTATTAGATATTTCTTTGAGTCCGTTCGAGCCTAAGCCTTCACCTTTTCCACCAATTGAAAACTAATTTATGAAAATGATACCTATTACACAATTTTTAGAAGTGATAAAAAAACAAGGCGCAGTCGGTGTACTTGCATTATGGTTAACGTACACGCATTTCGAGGTGCAAGACGTTAAAGAGCGTTTATACAACTGTTTAGATAAAAACGAATATTACAATAGAAAACCTATTGAAGAAAAACAACCGACTTTACCAAGTGTAAAAAGTGACACGGTAGCGGTACTTGAAAATAAAAATCGTAAATTAGCGAAAAAATAATTTATGAAGCTAACTAATAATTTTAATTTAAACGAGTTCAATAAGCATAATTTTCCGCTTACTGAAACTATTTTGCGTAACATTCAAGAACTTGCGAAGAACTTACAAGTTTTACGTGATGAAGTAAAGAAGCCTATTAAGATAACGAGCGGTTACAGAAACGCGGAATTTAATGCTAAGATTAAAGGAGCAAGTAAATCGCGTCATATTACGGGACAAGCTGCGGATTTAAAGATTGAAGGTTACACCCCTAAACAAGTAGCGGCAATAATTGAAAAATTAATAGCTTCAGGTAAAATGAAACAAGGCGGTTTAGGAATATATAGTACGTGGATACATTACGACACTCGCGGCACGGCTGCACGTTGGACTAAATAAATAATTATGGCAAAGAAAAAAACAGTTAAAATAGATACGGATAACTTCGATCTAAATTTAGAAAAAGATGGTACAAGCTTAAAAGTAGACATTGACACGAAGAACGTAGACATTAAAATAGTACGTGACGAAATAAACAAAGAATTTAATTTAGATTCAAAGAATATAGATATTCACGTGGAAAAGACCCCCGAGGGCGTTGAGGTGAAAGTTGAGGCGAAGGGGGTTTTGTGGAAGGCAATTGCTAAAAGAATAGTAAAATTTATTTTAAGACGTTTCAAAGTAGGAAAATAATTTTTTATATTTGTACGCATTTCATACGATGCTTTGTTTAATTTATGATTGACCCCTATTTCGGTAGGGGTTTTTTATTTCAACTGGTTACAAATTGTAACGGTTTTATCATTTCGTTGACTTCAACAATATGATTTTGAAACTTTTTTTAAAATATTTTGTTAAAATGTTTGTTATATTAAATTTTTATATTAATTTTGGTCTATAATTAAAAACAAAGGATATGAAAACAATTGAAAAAAATACAATTTTAAAAGCTACTTCAATTTGCGATTCTAATTGTGTATGGACTGCAAAAGTAATTGAGAGAAAAGGAAATTTTGTAATTGCAATTATTCAAGGCGAAATTGTACGTAAAAAAGTAAACGTTTACAATGGAGAGGAATTTGTTTATTTGTTAGGTAAATATTCAATGTGTCCTGTTTTTAAAATAGCATAATAATAAAAACAAGGGGTGCGACTTGGTAACGCACATTTAAACAAAACACTATGAAAAAACAAACTGGAATTTTAATTAACTCAATAATTATTTTGTTGGGTGCTAACTACGAAAGCTATTTATTATTAGGTGCTGGCGTATTATGTTTATCTTTAGTATTAATTTCTAAAAATAAAAGAGATGAAGTCAAAAATTAAAAACGTGGTTAACACGTATTTTCCACACCGTCCTAACGTAGCTTATTTAAAGCGTAAATGGGTAACTAAAATTTGTCCTGAAGATAAAGGCGGTTCTTTCAACGAAAAGTTATACAATGATTATTTAGATGCTATAATAAATTACACAAAATGAATTACGGAATTAAGCAAAAACGAACTAAGCAAGTTACAGTTACTTTCGAATGGACAGAGAAAGGCGATTTAATATCTATTTTAAGCGATTTAAGCGCGTTAATTAGCTCGGGAGTAGAAACGTACCACAACCAAAAGAAAAGTATTCTAACGGCAGATAAATGGCACGAAATAGAATTTAGCCAAAAGTACGTCGATAAAATTCACGAAGAAGTAGAATCCGATATTAATGGAGAATTAAAATTAGTAATTAAAAGTAACCTTTAAATTAGAATAGAATGAAAGCAAAAGAAAAAGCACAGGAGTTAGTATTGAAATTTGCATTTAAAGGAGCTCAACATGAAGGAGAAGCTAAGACATTTGCATTGATTGCAGTGGATGAGATACTAAATTCAAATCCTTGTTGTGAAGATTCAGATAGAGGTGGAAATTTTCAGTGGGCTACTAATGAATATTATTGGGAAGAAGTTAAACAAGAAATAATTAACCTTTAAATCAGAATAGAATGAAAACAGCAGTAGATTTTATGGCAAGTGAATTACTTTATTTGGATAATGAGTATGATATGAAACTTATTAATAAAAATGAATATCAAGCAAAAAGAAAAGAAATAATTGAACAAGCCAAAGAAATGGAGAGGGAGCAGATGATTGAATTATGGAATATAGCAGTAACTTGTGAATCATTTGAACAATACTACAAAGAAACATTTAAATCAGAATAGAATGGCAGAAGAAGCAAAAATGGCTTTATTACTGGCTGCGGTTGGTTTTATAGCAATAGTAATTGGATCTATTTATAATAAAATAAACGAAAAATGAAAACAGAAGTAACTTTAAAAGAATTGTATTTAACGCGTACGCCTTTTGCTATTGTGCAAAGTGAGGAGTTTGGCGGCACAATTTACTCTTTAGTATTTAGAAATCAGGGAATCAAAACATTTGAAATAGAAAAAGACGAAATAAACTATTTCTTTACTATTCAATCTAAGGCGAAGAAAATAGATTTTGGATATGAAGGTAGCGTGTTTGAATTCTTTGACTTTAAAAACAAGTTAAGCGTAGTAACACGCCATCAGTTTATTGAAGGTTTAAGACGTGGTGTAAGATGAAAGTAAGACGTAATTTAACACGGTATCACCACCAGCCTTTAACGGTGCGTAACAATAGAGTATTTCAATACTGGAAAAGAAAAGTTTTAAAAAAATGGATTAATAATGAATTTGATTAATTATGAAAGTATATTATTTAACTGAAGTAGAAAGAATCCACGATCAACAAACGAATTTAACGTATTACAGAGCGTTTTATTCAAATGGATTATTAGAAATAGACGAAATATTTGAAATTAATTCTGCAATACCAACAGTAATTATAAAGTAGTTATGGAAATAGAACAATTAAAAAAACAGTTTGAAAATTATGAAGGTTCGTCTTTTTTTATTTATTGCGTAAATGAAGCGTTAATTAAGTCCGGGCAAAAAGATAAAAACATTAAATGGTTTATATTAAATCACTTCAAACAAAACAGCGAATGTGATATTATAAATTTAAAAAGGTGCGCAGCGCATTGGAGAAATGTTTCAAACGATAAGCTTAATCAATTTGACTTTGGTAATTACAAAGTAACAGTACACACGCTATCAAATTACAATATGATAATAAAAATTATGGATTATTATTTAACAAATAGCTACGAATAAAAAATTATTGTTATATTTGTAAACGGTTAGAGTCTCAAACATAGTTAACCGCAAAGGAATTATTTACCCTTTCAATGAAACTGACGTGAGACTCCAGTGGATTTGAGAGGGTTTTTTTATGTTTAAAATTTGACAAATGGCAAAAGACAAAAAAGGATTTATTTTATATTGTGATGTAATTCACACCGTTGAAAAGCTAACGGATGAACAAGCGGGTAAATTGTTTAAACATATTTTAAAGTATGTAAATGACCAAGACCCTATTCCTGAAGATATTATTACGGAAATAGCATTTGAACCTATTAAGCAAAGTTTAAAACGTGATTTACAGAAATACGAAGGTATTCGACTGAAGAATAAAGAGAACGCATTAAAGCGATGGAATGCAACCGCATCCGAACGCATACCAACTGATACCAAAAATGCCGTAATAGATAAAGATAGTGTTATAGTAAAAGATAATAAATATATATATATACCCGAATTTGATGAATTTTTACAATATGCTATACAACAAGTGCCTAACGTAAACAAAGAACAAGTTAAATTAAAATATGAAAGTTGGAAAGTAAACGAATGGAAAGACGGAAACGATAAACCAATTAAGAATTGGAAAACCAAATTAAATAATACTTTGCCCTACATTCGTAAAGACGAATTCAAAACATATACACCTAACATAATACACGAATAAAATGTATAAAAGACTAAGCGACCTACAAACGGAATTACACAATATAAGGCACGAAAAGAACGTACGCGGTAATTCAATAGGCTGGACGTTCGACCAAATACCGTACACGGTAAAAGAAGGATGTACAACTTATATAGGAGCAGCACCAGCAAGTGGTAAAACTGAAATATGGTTTGAGTTTTTAATTAATTTAAGTTGCTTACACGGTTGGAAACACGTAATATTTTCTCCTGAAACGGGTAATGCTGCCGAAATTTACGCGGAATTATGCTATAAATATATAGGTAAACCGTACACAATAGGCGAAAATAACATGACACAAGGCGAACAAGTGGCTGCGGAAATGTTTGTTAACGATCATTTTATAGTAATTGACCCTATCGACGAAGATTTAACGCTTGAAAACTTCTATAAATTAGTAGATGAAATTGAACGAACGCAAGAAATAACAATTAACACAACTACAATAGACCCCTGGAACGAACTTACTGAAGAATACATACATTCGGACTTAGGTCGCGAAGATAAATATTTAAGTAGAATTTTAGGAATGGCACGTAAAAACGCCCGAAAGACGAAAAGACATAACTGTATTATAAACCACGTACGTGATCAAGCACCAGTAACACAAAACGGACATACATTTTACCCTATGCCAACGGCGCGCGACTTTGCTGGCGGTCAAGTATGGTTTAGAAAAGGTTTAACGGTATTAATTCCGTGGCGTCCACCCGCTGGAGTAATGGATGCCGAAGGTAATGTATATGAAGAAAACGAAGTACACTTAAAAGTGGCTAAAAGCAAGCCTAAAGGCGTTTCAAAAAACGGTACTTACAAAATGTATTTAGACGTTGAAAAATATCAATATTATATTAAAGATTTTGTAGGAAATAAAATATACGCTATGCGACAAAAACACGAATTAAGACCCGTTTCAAATAGTTTTCCCGTACGTAATCCTGATATTGTAAACGGAAAAGAATTACTTTCGTTTAGCGAACGAATGAAGCAAGGCGCATTTGAAGAACTAAAACCAATTGAAAACGCAAATGGCGAAATGACTATGCCATTTTAAATTAAGAAATATGACACCTAAAGAAAAATCCTTTGAATTAAAGTATAAATATTCTAAATTATTAGACTTAAAAAGTACTGATGAATTAGTTTTGAAATGCGTGTTAATTGCTATTGAAGAAATATTAGACGAATTACCATTTGAAAATAAAAATCGTGAATATTGGTATAGGGTTCAATTTGAAATAGAACAAATATGAGTTTAGAATTTATAAAACGTAAAGCTGGTTTAAACGTACTTTACTGGAAAATAAAATTTAGCTTAGATAATATTAAAGAAAAACACGAACACCGTACCGACCTAATTAATTCAATGGAAAAGAGTTTAACCGAAGTAGGCGAAGCGGTGCAATATTTAAACCACGTAGATAAAATGTTAATGGCTACGAATAGACGAAACCACGAATTAGAACTTGAAAACATAATGTTAAAACAAGAAAATAAGAGCTTAAAAATAAATGTAGAAAAATTAATAGATGGACTATGAAAGCAAATGAATTGAGAATAGGTAATTATATTTCACCATTAGGAAAAGGAATAACAATAGTTGAAGGCTTTTGTACTTGGGATGGATTAATTCAAAGTTCATCTTTTGCAGAAAGAAGTATAGAAGATTTTGAGCCTATTAAAATAACCGAAGAATGGTTATTGAAATTAGGGTTTGAATGTATATTAGATATATCTTATAGTTTTCCTAAGCCTTATGATAATTTAGAACTTGCTTATTATGGAAGCATAAACGGATTTAAAAAAGGATGGGTTATTAATAAATTGTTTGGGTTATCAAATGGTATAAAATACGTACACGAACTTCAAAACTTATACTTTGCACTTACGGGTGAAGAACTAACAGTTAAACTATGAAAACACGAAAATGTAAGTACTGTAAACAACCCTTTGAACCGTCCGTGTTTTTACAAAAAAATTGCTTTGACCCTAATTGCGTAACTGAATGGATAAACGAAGTAAAACAAAAAAACTGGCAAAAGAAAAAAGCGAAGTTAAAATTAGACTTAATGACTGTCCAGGACTATATAAAATTAGCGCAGCAAGTATTTAATAAATACATTCGTTTACGTGATGCCGGGAACGTTTGTATTTCGTGCCAAAAGAAACCGTTAAAAGAGAACGCTGGACACTTCTACAATGCTAATAATCATTGGTCCGTACGTTTTAATGAAATGAACGTTCATTTACAATGCGAACACTGTAATACTTATTTGAGTGGTAACTTAATTTACTACCGTGAAAACCTATTAAAGAAAATAGGAATAGAAGAATTTGAGAATTTAAGCGCTGAAGCTACAAAAACACGGAAGTTTACGATCGAGGAACTAAAAGAAATTATAGCAACTTATAAAAAAAAATGTAAGTAAATAGAACTATATTAATAATTTATATTACTTTTGGTAAAACAAAACAAATAAGTATGGAAATTAAATTAAAATGGATTTACCCAACTAAGGTAAAAAACAAGTACGGTTACATTTATAATTATTTTTACGTTCGTAGGAATAGGCAGTATCTTTATTCAAGTCAAAGGTTGGAAGATGCGCAAGACTTTGTAATTAGATATGCTGAAAAGAATAACATTAAAAATATTTACAAATGATTACGGGATTTGAAGAACACACCAGCGAATTAACAGCTGAAGAAATGGAAATATTAAATATAGTAATTCACGGATTTAGGCAGTATAAAAAGACGAACCCGATAAAAAGCGAATTAATAGTAACACGCATGAATCAGTATCTACAATTACACGGATACAAAATTAAAATGACTGGTCCGCGTTTACGCAAAATGGTTAATTACATACGTTCAAATGGCTTAATTCCCTTAATAGCTAACTCACAAGGATATTTTACAAGCGATTGTAAGCAAACTATAATCGAACAAATAACAAGCCTTCAAGAACGTGCAAACTCAATTGAGAATGCGGTGCAAGGATTAAAGAAATTTTTGTAGTTTTTTTTTTAAAACTATTATTATATTAAAAATTAATATTATATTTGTAGAAAATTAAACAAAGTTATATGAAACATTTATTGAAAAGTCTGGCAGCGTTCCAGCAAGAAGTTAAAGTAATTCACAAAGAAACACAAGGATATGGTTACTCATATAGTGATCTCCCTAAAATATTTAGCGAAGTAAATCCATTACTACAAAAACACGGATTAGGATTCACGCAGTTAATTAACTCACAAGACGGATTAAACTATCTTAAAACGGTTTTATTTCACGTTGAAAGCGGCGAAATGATTGATTCAAATACTTTAATTCCATACGTACAATTAAAAGGAATGAACGACTTTCAAAGTTTTGGTTCGGGCGTTACGTATTTTCGTAGGTATTGTTTAAGTTCAATTTTAGGATTAGTAACCGACAAAGACACGGACGCTTCAGGTGAACAGGAAAAGCCTAAAAAAGAAAGCTTGGATAACAAAAGATTTACCGATGCTTTAAAAGCAATTAACGAAGGTAAAATTACTATCGAAAAGCTAAAAGAGAAATTTCAATTAAGTGAAGCACAAGAAAAAGCTTTGTTATTATGAAAGTACGTTGTTCACAAATCGGCAAAATAATGACGAACCCCCGTACAAAGGGGGAACGTCTTTCTCAAACTACTAAAAGCTATATTTTAGAATTAGCAATACAAGAAAAATACGGAATACATAAAGAGTTCTGGAGTAGATACACGGACAAAGGAAACGAAGTAGAACCCGAAGCGATTAAATTAACTGAAAGTGTTTTAGACGTAGGCTTTATTTACAAGAATGAAGAACAATTTTCTAATGAATGGGTAACAGGAAAGCCTGATGTAAACACGGATGTACTAATAGATGTTAAAAGTTCTTGGGATGCGTTTACGTTTTTTGACAAGGTAATAGAAAACGAACTAAATAACAAAGATTATTATTACCAGCTTCAGGGTTATATGTGGCTAACTGACAAACAAGAGGCTTTATTGTGTTATTGTTTGATTGATACGCCTTTACAAATAGTAGAAGACGAAGTTAGAAGGGAACACTGGAAACAAAATGTAATAGGAGAAAGCGACGATATAAGAGCCTTTGTAGAAGATAAACATACATTCGGGCATATACCTAAGGAAAAGCGTGTTAAAACGCACGTAGTGAAGCGAGACGAAGATGTTATCGAAGCTATTAAAACACGAATTGAAGAATGTAACGAATACTATAACGAAATAATAGACTTAATATGAGAAAGCCAAGTAAAAAAACAGCTATTAACTGGATTAAAAATTTAGAAGAAGTTAAAAACGAAATAACTAAAAATAATTATAAGTATTTAACTAATTTATTAAGAGAAAAGAAAATGAGTCATATTTGGCACCCGTTTTTAAAAGAAAATAATATTATTTATTTAGACGGGGAATTTCTTAAATGGAATGAAAAAATTCCAATTACATATAAATTAATTGAAAAATTCAGAAAACACGTATATTATTATAATAATGTAAAGCACCCGCCTAAGAAAAGACAAATTCAAGCTAAATTAAATTTTGATATGCCACAAACGCCGTTACCACCTAAGCCAAAAACACGAACAAAATCTTATCAGGATAAGATGAAAGAAAAAGTAAATAATGCAAAACAAGTAAACAAACCTACTAAACAAAATAAATTAGGTATTATTAGAAGATTTTTAAAATGGTTATGGTAAAACAAATGTTATGAACCCCGAAGTAAACCAAGAAATACAAGACTTAAAAAAAGAACTAAAAGAATTAAACCAATTAGTAAAAGCCTTATTAACGGTAACAGATGAAGGCGGTACTGTAAATGCTGATTCTTTAGTAATTAAAATGTTAAAAGTAAAAATAAATAAAAAGTAAAATGGAAAAAAAAAACTACGGTAGCCTATCTACCAACAAATTTAAAAAACAAGATTCACACCCTGATTTTAAAGGTAGTATAACAATCAACGGAATTAAGTACGAATTAGCTGGTTGGAAAAAACAAGGCGACAACGGCGCTTATATAAGTTTAAAAGCGCAAATACCAAGCGATAATCAAAACGCGGTTAAACAGCCTGAGCCACAGCCTAAAAACGATATATCCGACTTCTTAAATGATTTCTAAATGAAAGCAAGTAAAATAATAGCAAATAGCGACGAGTTAACGCGTAAAATGTTACGGGAGTACTTACAAAAACACGAACTATCTTTAAATGCTTTTTGTTTGGATGCTAAATTGCATCAAAGTAATATTCACACGTTTTTAAATGGTAAGTCTTTAACAAGTAAAACGATCCAGCGATTAGCGAAATACCTAAATGAAAAAGGAATGTAACATAAAGCTAAAAGATGTTTCAATATTTTTTAGCAACTGTTATATTTTTTTTATAAAAGTGTTGTTTATTTAAAAAGTTATATTAATTTTGAAGAAATAATTAAAGCAAAGCACTATGAAAACACGTAATTGGAAAATTGAAGCAGTAGATTTTTACAACCGTAAAGGATATTTCGATATTAACTTAGGTAGGTTTGGCTCAATGGAGTTTCAATTTGAAGTAGAATTTACAAGAGATGGAAACGAAGTAGAAGATTTACAAGTTTATATTACGAGATATGATTTATATGACCACGAAGGTAGTTACGTAAAACACGGAATATTAAACAACCGTAATTCAAAACTAATTTGTGAAACATTAGAGGAATTAATTTACGAAGATCCAACTGAATTTGGTTTTGAGTACGAAGATGAAGCTGAAGAAATTTTACACTACCAAGAATTAATGCGTGATGACAGATAATTAAAAAAAAAGTATAATTTTGTAGTGTGAGATACATTCTACTACTACCGTTTTTGACAACCCTATTTATTTTAGATAGGGTTTTTCTTGTTTTGGTATATTGGAAAAGTGCGCATAAATTTGAAAGGTGGGTATATAAAGACGAATTAATATTGGAATCAATGTTTCGTGTTACAATAGGTTTATTAAGTTTTTTAGTTATTCAGTTATTTAGTTCACTTTGGTAAATGAAAAGTTTTTATTAGAACTAAGTAAACACCACAAAGACTGGATTAAAATTGTAGGCACTTTTGGAGAGGAATTTTACTCTGAAGATATAGTTCAAGAAATGTATTTAAAAATGGCGGTAATAAATAACGTTGAACGGTTTTATTTAAACGGCAAACTGAATAAGAACTTTGTCTGGACTGTTTTAAGAAACATGACTTTTGATTATAAAAAGAGCAAAACACGAATAACAAAAGTAAGCATAACGGAAGCCTACCAACTGAAAGACGAATACTTACCTGAAATACTTGAAGCAAAGAAACGATTAGAAATAAAGATAAACAAAGAGGTTAAACAGTGGCACTGGTACGACCAACTATTATTTGACCTTTACAGAACTTCAGGAATGAGTACACGACAAATAGAAGGTGTAACAGGAATAAGTTTTAAAAGCGTATGGAAAACAATTAAGACTTGCAAGGAACGATTGAAAGAAAATGTAGGTGAAGATTACGAAGATTTTAAGAACCATGATTACGAATTAATAAAATAAATTATGCAAAGAACAAGAAAAGAAATATACGGTTTAAACACTTTATTAGAGGTTACAAGTCAATTACTTGGAGAACTTGGTAGACAAACACACGCAAACGCTTTAAATGATTTTGGAGCATTAATAGATGAAATTGAAGAAATACATGAAGAAAAATGCAGAACTAAAATGACTTACATTAGAGTTGTAAAACCAGATTACAAAGAATATACTTTATCAATTCCCGGTAAATTATTAATAGATTTTAAAAATGATTGTACTGTAATTTATTCGCAAGAAGGTTGTAAAAAAATAGAAGTAGTTGCGGTATACCCGAAAGATTATGTTATTGAACGAATTAAAAATTAAATAAATTATGGCACGAAAAAGACGTACAAAAGCTGAAATATTAGCAGCACAAAGCGAAGGGTTAGGCGACACGGTAGAAAAAGTTTTAGAAATTACTGGAGTAGCAAAAGTTGCGAAATGGGTAATGGGTGAAGACTGCGGATGCGACGAACGAAAAGCGAAGTTAAACGCTTTATTTCCGTATCGTAAACCCGAATGTTTACTAAAAGACGAATACGAATATTTAAAAGAATGGTATTCTGAAACACGTTATTCAATGAAGCCTACCGAACAAAAGGAACTATTAAGAATTTATAATAGAGTATTTAAAGTAAATATGCAACCAACTTCTTGCGGTTCTTGTCTACGTGATGTAATGAATAAATTAGAAATATTATTTAACACGTACGAAGATGCCAATTCCTAAGCCACGAAAAGACGAAAGTAAAAAAGACTTTGTTCAAAGATGCATGATTGACGATACAATGACTTTTGAATACGAAGATATAGACCAACGGTTAGCAATATGTTCAACAACTTATGAAGAAAAATTAAATGAAGTTAGTAAAGATAAGCGAGGTTAAACCCAACCCGAAGAACCCAAGAATAATAAAAGACGGAAAATTTCAAAAGTTAGTTAATTCTATTCAAGAATTTCCTGATATGCTAAATAAACGCCCGTTAGTGGTTTTTACCGACGTGGACAATAAATACGTTGTCTTAGGCGGTAATATGCGTTTAAAAGCCTGCAAAGAAATAGGATTGAAAGAAATACCGATTATAGTAGCAGACGAATGGACTGAGGAACAAAAAAACGAATTCTTAATAAAAGATAATGTAGGTTTTGGAGAATGGGATTGGGATAGTTTAGCAAATGAATGGGACGTAGAAAAGTTAGACGATTGGGGTTTAGATATTCCTAACTTTAACAATGTAGATTACTCAGAAAAAAACGAAGAAATTGACATTGATAGTTTAGATGAAACAATGACTATTAAATTAAACTTTACTGAAACAGAATACTGGACTGTTAAACAACAATTATCTGAAATAGCGGCAACCCCTGAACAAGCAATCTGGAAATTATTAGGTAATGAGTAAGCACAGATTTAATTATAAGTGGTATTTAAAAGACGGTTATCCTCAAAAAAACGGATTAAAAGTATTTGGCACTTTTATTTGTGGTGGTGGTTCTACAATGGGTTATAAGTTAGCAGGCTTTGAACATTTAGGAGGTGTTGAAATAGACCCTCAAGTTGCTGATGTATATAAAACAAACCACGACCCAAAATATTTATTTGTTGAGGATATAAGAGAATTTGCAAATAGAACTGAATTTCCTGAAGATTTATACAACCTTGATATTTTAGACGGTTCACCGCCTTGTTCAAGTTTTTCAATGGCAGGTAACAGGGAAAAAGACTGGGGAAAAGAAAAAGTATTTCGTGAGGGACAAGCAAAGCAAAGATTAGACGACTTATTTTTTGATTATATAAAACTTGCAAAAAAATTACAGCCGAAAGTTGTTATTGCTGAAAACGTCAAAGGAATGTTACAAGGCAATGCAAAGACTTATGTAAAGCGAGTAAAAGACGAATTTGAAAAGGCAGGATATAAAGTTCAATTATTTTTACTTAATGCTGCATCAATGGGGGTACCTCAAAAACGCGAACGGGTATTTTTTATTTGTCAAAGAAATGATTTAAATTTTCCTAAATTAGAATTAAAGTTTAGTGAAAAAAATATAACTTATTCAGAATTTAAAACAAATGAAATAGGTTCAAAATTAACAAATGAAACAATAGAAGTTTGGAATAAAAGAATACCAACTGATAAAAGTTTATGTGATATTCATTTACGAATAAGTGGAATTTCAAAAAGATTTAATGCTGTTTTTATAAATGATAATCAAACGCCAAACACAATAAGTGCTGGGGCTGATAGTGTTCCAATAAGACACGATATTCCAAATAGAATATGTATGAATGAAGTTAAAATGATTGGTACATATCCACTTGATTATAATTTTAAAAAAATAGAACCTAATTATTTAATTGGAATGTCAGTACCTCCAGTAATGACTGCACAGATAGCAACTGAAATATATAATCAATGGTTTAAATAACAGCACAATTACAGCACAATGGGAGCAAAAGATATTGAACAACATAAATTTCAAAAAGGCGAAAGCGGAAACCCTAACGGTAGACCTAAAGGAGCGAAAAACCGCAGCACAATAGCAAAGTATTGGTTAGAAGTTAATCAAAAGCTAAAGAACCCTTTAACAGGTACTGAAGAAACAATGAGTCAAGAGGACTTAATGACTTTGGCTTTAATTAAAAAAGCACGTGAGGGAGATGTAGCAGCTTACAAGGCTTTAATGGATAGCGGTTACGGTGCGCCATTACAACAAATAGAACAAACAATTTTAGAACAACCATTATTTCCTGATGTTTCAGAGAACGACAGCAACGAATAAGGTACTGGCTTTAAAAAGACGAATTAAAATAATACAAGGTGGAACTTCAGCTTCGAAAACGTATTCTATTTTAGCCGTACTCATAGATAAAGCAACAAGAATAGCAGGACTTGAAATAAGCGTAGTAGCTGAGTCAATACCTCATTTACGTAGAGGTGCATTAAAAGACTTTCTTAAAATACTTAAATGGACTAACCGATTTAACGATGAACAATTCAATAAATCTTTATTAACCTATAACTTTAAAAATGGAAGTGTTTTTGAATTTTTTAGTGCGGACGATAGCTCTAAGTTACGTGGTGCTCGGCGTGATATTCTTTATATTAACGAATGCAATAATGTTACCTTTGAATCTTATAATGAACTTGCTATACGTACTAAAAAAGAAGTATTTTTAGATTTCAACCCAGCGAATGAATTTTGGGTACATACTGAACTAAAAGACGAACAAGACAGCGACTTCTTAATTTTGACCTACAAAGACAACGAAGCCTTAGACAATAGTATTGTACAACAAATAGAAAAGAACCGTTTAAAAGCGGAAACAAGCGCATATTGGGGTAACTGGTGGAGGGTTTACGGACTTGGCGAAATAGGAATGCTCGAGGGCGTTATATTCAGTAATTGGAAAACTATCGATATACTACCGAAAGAAGCGAATTTAATAGGTATTGGATTAGACTTCGGGTACACGAACGATCCGAGTGCAATAATAGAAATATACAATTACAACGGTACCAGGATAATAAACGAATTGAAGTACCAAACGGGAATGTTAAACAGTGATATTGCAAACGCACTACCGAAACACGTACCTGTTTACGCTGACTCCAGCGAACCTAAAAGCATTGAAGAAATAAAACGCTACGGAATAACAATTAAAGGCGTTACAAAGGGTAAGGATTCAATAAACTACGGAATAGATGTTATGCAACGTAATGAATATTTAGTTACTTCAAACAGCACCAACCTAATTAAGGAACTTCGTGCGTATTGCTGGGACACTGATAAACAAGGCACACGCTTAAACAAACCGATTGACACAAATAATCATGGTATTGATGCGCTGCGCTATCATGAAATGGAAACGTTAGGAATGAATTCTAACTACGGTAAATATCATATTTGGTAAATAAATAATATTTCGCACCTGTTCAAGTATGCAAATAGTGTGAATTATATTTACAAACTACAAAAACACGAATTAAAAGTTAATATATAGAATGAAAACAGAAATTGTAATACCTACTTCATTAAGTGAAATACCTTTAAAGAGCTACCAAGAATTTATGAAGGTAGTCGAAAAATCTAATGACGATGAGTTCATAGGTCAAAAGACTATCGAAATATTTTGCGGTCTGAAAATGAAAGACGTTGTAAAAGTAAAGTGGAGCGACGTTAAAAGCTTAACCCTACATTTAAACGAAATATTCAAAGCGAAGCCTAAATTTCAAGCTACGTTTAAAATTCAAGACACTGAATTTGGTTTTATTCCTAATCTGGAAGATATGACTTTCGGGGAGTACATTGATCTTGAAAGTAATATTTCAAGCGTAGAAACTTTTCACAAAGCAATGGCGGTAATGTACCGACCTATTACAAAGAAAGTAAAAGACCGATACGAAATATTTGAGTACGTAGGCACGGACGAATTTAGTGATGTTATGAAGTACGCTTCATTGGATGTTGTTTTAGGTGCAACGGTTTTTTTTTCGACTTTAGGAAGCGACTTAGTACAACATACGCTTACCTCTTTGGAGAAGGAGATACAGAAGAATCCGAAGATAATGACTTTAGCGAAAGAACGCAATTTAATAAACGATGGGGATGGTACAATTCAATCTATGCGCTTTCTCAAGGAGACGTTACAAAGTTTGATGAAGTTACCCGACTGGGAGTTAGAAAGTGTCTTACCTACCTCACTTATGAAAGACAAAAACGAGAAATAGAAGAAAGAGAATTAAAAAAAATACAAAGACATGGCTAATTATTACACTGTTTTAGATACGTTAAAAACAAACTTAGAAAACGATCCATTTGTAAACACGGTTACTCAAGGCGATATTTTTGCGGTTGACTTAGCAAAGCAAACAATATTTCCTTTAGTTCATATTATAGTAAATAACGCAACGTTTGAAAGTAATATAATTCGTTTTAACGTGAGTTTAATGGCAATGGATATTGTCAACAAGTCAAAAGACGAAGATACAAATATATTTGACGGTAACGACAACGAGATTTACGTACTTAACACTATGCTTTCAGTATTGAATAGGTTATACGAAGAACTTAGACGAGGTGACTTATTTACGGATGCTTTTCAAGTAGACGGTAATCCAACCTTAGAAGCCTTCGCTGAAAGGTTTGAAAACTATTTAGCTGGTTGGACTATGACTTTTGATATTTTAGTTCCTAACGAAATGACTGTTTGTTAATGAGTGAAAGATTAAAAGCCTTACAAAAGTTTCGTGATTTGGTAGTAGCTGAAGCGAAAGCCAATTTACAAAAGATGGGTAAAGATACCAGCGGTAAATTATCGAATTCAATAAAAGGCGACGTTAAAGAAATGCCTAACTCGATAGGTGTTTATTTTGAAATGGAGCCTTACGGTAACTTTCAGGACAAAGGGGTTTCAGGAACGCAAAGAAAATTTAATACTCCTTATTCGTATAAATCTAAAATGCCGCCGCCAAGTGCGTTTGATAAATGGATAGTTCGTAAAGGAATAGCACCACGAAGCGCAACGGGAAAATTTCAAAGTAGGAAAGGTTTACAATTTGCAATTGCTAAAAGTGTATTTAAATACGGAATTAAACCAAGCTTATTTTTTACCAAGCCATTTGAAGCTGCCTACAAAACTTTACCTGACACGTTAATAGATAAGTACGGTTTAGATGCCGAACAGCTTTTAAACGAAATATTAGACCAAAATTTAAAGAATATAAAATGAGTATTTTTGCACGTTCACCTTATATAGTAGAAATATCGGAAACAGGACAAGACGGTTCTAAGTTAGAAGTATTTATTTGGAACGGTACGGGGAGCGCACCAGCTTCGCCAAGTTACACTTTGAGTAAATTAATACCAGCTTCAAACAACGTAAAGACGTATTACAATATTTCACCTTACATTCGTGAGTATATCAGTTGGAATACAAGACAAGAAATTTACAATACTTTTCCAGCAAGTCAAACTACGCAATGGTGCAATGTTCAACTAAAAAGATACAAATTAGACGGGGGCGTTTACACGCTACTTAGTACAAATTCTTACGTAGCATACGATGGTTTTGGATGGTATGAACAAGGATATAATTACACGCCGACCTACGACATATTACACGCCGAAGGAACGTTTTTCTATTACTACGATGGCACAAACCCAAGTTCAAATTCAAGTAGAAGGGCTGGTCATATAATGGTTAAAACTGCGACAAGCTACAAAGCAAAATATACTAACTTGGCAACGGCTGCTACATTCACACAAAACTTAACAAACAATTCTATTTTAGACGTTCCTACCGTTTATGAAAATTATTATGCTGGTGGAAATAAATTAGAAATAATAATTAATATTTTAGGTACTGACGTAACTGTTTGGACTGGTTATTTTAAACCTTTCGAGCTATGCCGCTATACAGCCGTTTTGTGCGACTTTGTAAACAAATACGGTAGTTGGCAAAGAACTTGGTTTTTCGCAGCGTCTAACGATACATTCAGCATTGAAAACACGGAATACAATTTAATGCAAAGCACGTTTCCTAATTACAATACTTTAGAAGGTCAACGCAAAGTATTCAACACAACGGCAAAACGTAGCATAAAAGTAAACACGGACTGGGTAACTGAAAGCTACAATGATTTGTTGGAGCAGCTAATGACAAGCGAAAGAATATTAATAAACAGTTTACCCGTAAAGATTAACACGAAGTCAACGGAGCTATTTAAGAATATAAACCAAAAAATGATTAACTATTCTTTGGAGTTTGACTTTGCTTTCAATGCAATAAACAACGTAATATGAGGCAAGTACAAGTTTATATTGAGGGACTTAAGATTGAACTATTTGAAGATGAACAAATTAATGTTACTTCGAGCGTTCAAAATATTAACGATATTTCAAAAGTATTTACTGATTTCTCGCAGTCGTTTACGGTACCAGCTTCAACCGTTAACAATCAAATATTTAAACATTTTTATCAATCCGATATTGGTGATCCGTTAGACCCTACGACGTTATTTGACCATAACATAAGAAGGAGCGCATTAATTGAAATTGACCTAACTACTTTCAGACGTGGTAAAATTCAGATTGAAAAGGCGAATGTAAAAAACGGTCATGCTGAAAATTACCAGCTTACTTTTTATGGTGAAATACGAACGTTAAAAGATTTGTTTGGCGAAGATAAATTAAACTTATTAGATTTAATCAGCTTGGAATTTTCGTTTACTGCGAATGATGTTTACGACCGTATAACTGACTTAACAACAGATTACGACGTTCGCTATCCGTTAATTGCAAGTAACCGAGTTTGGGAATATAGGCAAGGAACTGAAGACGTAACTACTAATTCGAAAGCAATACGCTACGATGAATTATTTCCAGCGGTAAAAATTAGTAAGTTATTTGAAGCTATTGAAAATGATTACGGCGTTACTTTTACTGGAACGTTTTTAAGTGATCCACGATTTAACCAAGTATTTTTATACGGTAAAAACACGAATGAATATACCTTTTTAACTGAAAGTACGGACGTTATAATAGACCAAGTAATAGCAACGGTTATTGAAGATAACACGTTACCAAACCCAGCTGATTTAACTTACACAGATATTTACCAAGACGAAATAAATGTATTATTTGCACAAGACGTTCAATTTAGTGTAATTAGTTTTGAGGTATTAAATCAATCAACAATAGGCACTTGGTATATTGACGTATTTCAAGACGGTAATTTTTATCAATCAATTGAAGGAAATACTACGGGAGTTTTTGGTAATATAAGTTTTCAAAACGTTTCAGGATTAGACACGACTTTGACTTTCAAAATGAAAGCTACTGCGCCTATGAATATTGATATGTTAATCAATTACCAAATAACAGGGGTAAACGGATTAAGTAATTACGCACAAATAAGCACTGTACAAACTGTTTTAGCTGGTAATGTAAGCGTAAATTCTACTTTGCCTGATATGAAAGTTAGCGACTTCTTTTCAGGCGTTTTAAAAGAGTTTAACGCAACTTGCGTAGCTACTTCAGAAAACACTTTTGAAATACTACCTTTAGAAGATTGGTATTCACAAGGTGCAATTGTAGATATTACAGAATATACCGATATTGATTCAATAGATATTGAACGAATTAAATTGTATAAAAAAATAGCTTTTAAATATCAGCAATCCGAAAGTTTTGTTAATCGTAATTTCTTTAAAATATCGAATAGCGAATACGGAAATATGGAATACCAATTTGCGTACGACGGGGACGAGTACGTAATAGAAGTTCCTTTTGAGAATTTATTATTTTCACGTTCAACGCATTCTTCAGGTCAATACGCAATATTCGGTTATACGCTAAACGAAAGTCTTAACGCATACACGCCAAAACCGATGCTGCTTTATTTGTACGGCGAAAGCAATGATTTAAGCGCGCACCCTATTAAATTTTTTACTGGTTCTACGCATTTAAATATTGATTCATTCGCTTTATTCGGTCAAGACCTTAGTTATCAAAACGAAAAATATAGTTTAAACTTTGGAGCTGAAAATTCAGTAATTCATTTAGAAACAATTCAACAAGGTTTATATGCTGAATATTATTTTCCGTATTTAGTTAATTTATTTAATTTAAAGAATAGATTAGTCAACGTAAAGACGAATTTACCTATTTCTTTACTGACTAATTTACAACTGAATGACCGTCTTATTATAAGAGATAAACGCTATATAATAAACGAAATGAAAAGCAACCTTACTACAGGTCAAGTTGACTTTAGTTTGTATTTAGATTTTCGACCTTTAACAAGCGGTAAACCCTACGTATCAAGTTTTGACGCACAATGTTTAGACGTTCCGATTCAGTTTGTTAACGGTGCGGTAAGTGCTGATATTACAACAACGTTTGGCGGTGTTACAATTACACCGAGTACAATAACAAGTAGTCAATCTATTACCGTTTGTATTCCTGAAAACACGAATACGCCTTCAAACATTTTAGCAGAAAATTCAGATAGTTTAATTACTGAAGAATTTCAAAACTTAATAACGGAAAATTCGGCAACGCAAGTTATAATTTTAACAATTACTTACACTTTAGGCAACGGGCAACAAGTGGCAAATCAAATAACAATATTACAAGAATGATACAATTAATTTTAGAACTATTAAAAGCTGATGATTTCTTCGGAGTGAGTGAAATAGTGGACGTGGCGAAAGGAAAACACGAACTAACTGGAAATATTAAAAAGATTTATAAACAAGAACGCAGAAAACATTCCAAATTATGGCAGAAAAACGGACAATAGAATTAGAAATACAAGACAATAGCAAAAGCCTAAAAGCGCAATATAGAGAAGCCGTACAAGAACTTCAAAAAGTAAGCGCTGCCTATGGTGAAACAAGTGCGGAAGCCGTAAAAGCGGCACGGGCCGCCGCTGAATTAAAAGACCAAATAGGATTTTCAAAAGATTTAGTAGACTCATTTAATCCTGATGCTAAATTTAATTCATTAACAAAGTCTTTTGGCGGTGTTTTAGACGGATTCCAAGCTTTTGAGGGTGCGTTAGGATTAGTTGGGGTTGAAGGTGAAGCCGTGCAAAAAACTATGCTTAAAGTACAAAGTGCGATGGCTTTATCTCAAGGGTTGCAAGGATTAGGAGAGGCAAGGGATTCATTTAAACAATTAGGTGTTGTCGCGGTAAATGCTTTTAAAGGTATTAAAGGCGCAATTGCAGCAACTGGTATTGGTTTATTATTAGTTGCGGTTGGAACTTTATATGCTTATTGGGACGATATAAAAGAAGCCGTTAGTGGTGTTTCTGAAGAACAAACTAAATTGAACAAAAAAACCGAAGCCAATTTAAAAGTCGCACAAGAAAAAGTAGACAGTTTAAATAAACAAGATAATATTTTAAGGCTTCAGGGAAAAACTGAAAAACAAATTCTTGAAATAAAAATAAAAGAATTAGACGCTACAATAGCAATTGCAGAAACAAATTTAGCAAATCAAAAAGCAACTAAAAAAGCACAATACGAAGCAGCAAAGGCAAATAAAGATATTTTAATGGGTATTATTAATTTTCTTAATAAACCGTTAAAATTTTTACTTGAAACAGTTGACGCGGTTGGAAAAGCAATGGGAGAAAATTTTAATTTAACGTTAGCATTTTCAAAACAAGAAAATGATTTTGCTAATATGTTTTTTAATCCTGACGCAATAAATACGGAAGGAGACGCTGCAATTAAAGAAGCTGAAAACAAATTGATTGAATTACGAAACACACAAGCTGGTTATAAAATACAAATCAACCAAATTGAAAAAGAAGCGCAAGATGAACGTAATAGAATAAACTCACAAGGAAATACAAATAATATAAATTCAAATAAAGACGCGGCAAAAGAACAAATAGATATTACACGTCAAATGGAAGAAGAAACAAACCGTTTGATGGAAGAAGGTCGTGCTAAAGATTTAGATGCGTTACGGATAAAATATAAATATGAACAACAAGAAGCTGATAAAAACTTTAAAGAGGGTAAACTTAAAAAAGAAGATTATGACAAACTAACTGCACAAGCTATTGAAAGCAAACGTTTAGATGACAAGGCAATTAATGATAAGTACGACAAAATAGAAAAAGACGCACGAGATTTAAAGTTACAACAACAAATAAAAGCTGAAGATGCTGCATGGTTAGAATTACAAAAGGCGCGTAACTCACAACGTGAACAAGAACTTTTAGATTTACAATTAGCATTCGATGAAAAGATAGCAGCCGCAAACGGTAACGCTGAAATAGAAAAAGCTATTACGGATAAATTCAATAAAGATTATGCTGCTATAAATGAAAAATACCGTAAAGAAGAAGAAGAAAAACAAAAAGAAAAAGACGAAAAGGAAAAAGAACGCATTAAGCAATTAAACGAATATAGAGTAAAATCAGTTGAAGATTCTTTACAAATTGTTTCAAACCTTGCTGAATTATTTGCTGGTAAAAGTGTTAAACAACAAAAGAAAGCATTTCAAGTTCAAAAGGCGGTTAACATAGCAACGGCAGTAGTAGACACTTACAAGGCTGCAAATATGGCTTTGGCAAGTTCACCACCCCCGTTTAATTATATCGCTATGGCTGCTGCTATTACGGCTGGTTTAGTAAACGTTAAAAAGATAGCTTCACAACAATTTAATTCAAGCGGTTCAAGTGGCGGTTCAGGTGGTTCAAATGCACCAACTGGTGCTGCTCCTATGACTGCTAATTTTAACACAATAGGTTCAAGCGGTATAAACCAGTTAGCACAATTACAACAAACGCCTACACAAGCATACGTAGTTAGTGGAGAGGTAACAAGCGCACAGGCTTTGGATAGGAATAGAGTACAAAACGCAACTTTATAAGTTTAATAGTTATGGCAAAAGTTGAAATAATAGAACTACTAATAGACGACACAAAATTAGAGGCTGGTATTAATGCCGTTTCAGTTGTTGAAAGTCCCGCGATCGAAGAAAACTTTATAGCTTTAAAAAAGCACGAAGTTGAACTAAAAGAGGTTGACGCTGAAAAACGTATTTTGATGGGTGCGGCTTTAGTGCCTAATAAACAAATTTACCGCAGAAATAAGGACAAAGAATTTTACATTTACTTCAGTGAGGATACGGTACGTAAAGCAAGTGAATTGTTTTTAATGAGAGCTAATCAAAACAACGCTACCTACGAACACGAACGTAAAATGTTAGACGGAATGAGTGTTGTTGAAAGCTGGATAATTGAAGATGAGAAACAAGACAAATCAGCAAAATACGGATTTAATTTACCTAAAGGAACGTGGATGATTTCAATGAAAGTAAACAACGATGAAATTTGGCAGAAGGTAAAAGATGGCGAAGTAAAAGGATTCAGTATTGAAGGTCACTTTGTAGATCAATACGAAATGAGTTTACAACAAAACGAAGAAGACGAAATAATAGCATTCTTAAAAGAAATACTGGATACTAAATTAGAAACGTACAACGACTATCCTAAAGAAGCAAGCGAAAACGCGAAGATAGCACTACGCTACGCTGAAGAAAATGGATGGGGTGACTGCGGTACGCCTGTAGGAAAAGCACGTGCCAACCAACTTGCAAACGGTGAGAATATAAGTAGAGAAACAATTTCTCGAATGGCTTCATTTGCACGCCACAAAGAAAATTCACAAAAGGAATTAGGGGACGGATGCGGTCGTTTAATGTGGCTTGCGTGGGGTGGTGACGCTGGTATTGAGTGGGCGCAAAGAAAGTTAGAACAAATAGATAATAAATAAATGAGAACAGCAAGTAAAGTAAGTCCCCGTGGTGGTAAACGTGGATGCCTATGTAAAGACGGAAAATACCACAAAGATTGTTGTGACGGTAGTTTAGAAGCGCAAGGGATAGGCAAAACAGCCAGCGTAACACCGCAAAACGTAACGGTAACAGATAACAACGGAGTACGCACGATAGTACGGCAAAACGGCTAAAAAAGGAACAAGTAAAAATTTTAAAAGTTAATAAGTTATGAATACACTAAAAACAGTTTTCGGAAAACTATTCAAAGAAGAAACACAATTGGCTTCGCACGAAGTTGAATTAGGTACTTTGAAAAATTTAGAAACTGACGTTGTAGAAATGCAATACGGTATAAAGAAAATTAAGGAACTTAAAAAAGAAATTAAAGCGGTATACGACAACACTATGAAAAAAGTTGATACTGATTTAAACGATTATAACGTAAAAGCAAAAGAGGTTGGTATTGACCCTGAAAAAACTGAAGCTTTTAAAAAGTTGCAAGAATTAAAAAAAGAATTAGAAAGTTTAAAATAAAATAAAAATGAAAAATAGCCTAATCAATCAAATCAAAACTTTACTCGGAATGGAAGTAAAACTTGAACAAATGAAACTAATGGATGGCGTAACAGTTCTTGAAGCTGATATGTTTGAAGCTGGTAACGAAATTTTCGTAGTAACGGAAGACGAACAAAAAATACCCGTGCCAGTAGGAGAATACGAAATGGAAGACGGTCGTATGTTGATCGTTGTTGAAGAGGGAATTATTTCCGAAGTAAAAGAAAAAGAAGAGGAAGAGGAAGTTGAAGTTGAAGAGCCTATCGAAGAAGAAGCAAAAAAAGAACAAGAAATGGAAACGGCTAAAAGCAACCCTAAAAAAGTTGTTGAAAGCACAATTAAAGAAAGTTTCTTTTCGGAAATTGAAGCATTGAAAAAAGAAAACGAAATGCTTAAAGCTGAATTAAGCAAGTCAAACGAGGTTAAAGAAAACGAGGTAGAACTATCTGAAGAAGTTAAACCAATTTCTTTTAACCCTGAAAACGAAAACAAAGTTGAAATATTTAAGTATGCTACAAAAAGACAACGTACTATAATGGATTCAGTTTTAAACAAACTAAATAAGTAATAATTTAAAAAAAAATAAAAAATGAGTACAACATTAACAAGTATCTCAAATGATTCTTTACGTCAAGTAGGTGTAATTGAAACATTGACAGGTGCAACAACTTTAACTGCTGAAGATAGCGGTAAAGTATTTATCTTAAACGCTGCTGCTGGAGCGCAAATTACACTTCCAGCGGTTGCCGATGGAGCTGGACAATCTTACAAGTTTGTAGTGGGTGCGTTATTCGCAACAACTGCATGGACTATTAAAGCGGCTACAAACAAAATTCAAGGTGGTGTAATCGTGAATAGTACTAACGTACCGGGAGCTGATGAAAACACAATTACTTTTTCTGCTTCTGCTGATACAATCGGTGACTTTGTAGAATTAGTTGGTGACGGAACAAACTGGTATGTTTTCGGACTTGGTACTTCTGCTGGTGCAATTACTTTAACCGTAGTATAAATAAAATAAAAAACTAAATAAAAATGGAAAAAATTAACCTATCAACTACTCAAAG